ATAGAATCCCATAATATATTTACAACAAATATTGCCAAAAATATATTAATCATATATATAATAATTTTATTCATTTAATATATCTTTTTATTTTTTTTTTTATTAATATATTATTATTATTTTTATGTGTTATATATTTATACATAATCATTATTAATAATGTAATCAAAAAAACTCTACATTCGATTAACATATATATATTTAATTATATTTTAATAATCATCATAATTATTTAATTTTGGTTTTTTCTTTTTGTTTTCAACTTTTAAAAAAAATTTTTTTTCTACAATTTTTTCAATTGGTTTTATATCCAATTGTTTTATAATTATTTTTTTTTGATTTTCATCTAATATATTATATTTTTTTAATATTGTTAGTAAAAAAGTAAAATAATTATCTTTATCTAATTGCTTAATTATATTTTCTGCTTTACCAATATAATATTGTTCATCTTTATTTTTTTCTAATTTATCTTCTTCTTCATCAAACTCCAATGAACCATCAAACATATCTATAATCAATCCCATATCTGTATTTACAATATTTGATTCAACTTGTTTTTCTAGATTTGAAAATTCCATATTTACTTATATATTATAATTTGAATATATTTAAGTATATTTTACTAATATAATATAAATGGATACAAAATTATCTAGAAATGGTTATATAATAAAAAAAAAAGATTTATCATGCAAACAAATTAAAGAAATTAAAGATGAATTGACTGTAAAACCATTTACAATAAATGATTTTGGAACTGGAAATGAAAAAAAATTTAGTTTATATTTAGAATCACCTAAAAAATTATATTTACCTAGATTCTACGGATTAGAAAAATTTGGAAAACCAACAATTAATAAAATAATAATTGGCGATACAATTAATATTAATTTTAAAGGAAATTTAAGAAATGAACAATTGCCTATATATGATATTGTAAATAAACACATCGATGAAAAAGGTGGGGGAATTATTTCATTAAAATGTGGTGGGGGTAAAACTGTATTAGCTTTATATACATTAGCTCAATTAGGTTTAAAAACAATTGTATTAGTTCATAAAGACTTTTTAATGACACAATGGTATGATAGAATTCAAGAATTTATACCAAATGCTAAAATAGGAAAAATTCAACAAAATACAATTGATATTGAAGGAAAAGATATTGTATTAGCAATGGTTCAAAGTTTATCAATGAAAGAATATCCTGAAAATACTTTTGATAGTTTTGGAACCGCTGTATTTGATGAATGTCATCATTTAGGTGCAGAAGTTTTTCATAAATGTATGAGAAAAGTAGCATGTAAAAATATGATTGGCTTAAGTGCCACACCAAATAGAAAAGATGGTTTAAAAAAAGTATTTGAATGGTATATTGGTGATATATGTTATATTTCTAAAGAAAAAAATGAAGATTATGTTGAAACAAAAATAATAAAATATATAAATGATGATTCAAAATATTCAAATATAGAATTAACATATCAAAAAAAACCTTGCTGTCCTAAAATGATTAATAATATTTGTAATTATTCAAATAGAACTGATTTAATAATAAATGAAATTATACCATTATATAAAGTTGGTAGATGTATTTTAATATTAAGTGATAGAAGAAATCATCTAAGTGAAATTCATAAAAAATTAAAAATTAATAAAATAGATTCAGGATTTTATGTTGGTGGTATGAAACCACAAGAATTAAGAGATTCTCAAGAAAAAAATATAATATTAGGAACTTTTTCAATGGCATCTGAAGGGATGGATATTCCAAAGTTAAATACAATAATATTAGGTTCACCTAAATCTGATATTGTTCAATCTGTAGGTAGAATTTTAAGAGAAAAAAAAGAATCTAGAAAATTTCATCCTTTAATTATTGACATAAATGATGAATTTTCTATATTTATTAATCAATCAAATAAAAGATTAAAATTTTATAATAAATGCAATTATGATATTAATATATATCAATTAGATGGTTCTTTTATTAAATATGAAAATAAAAAAACTAAAAAATCTATAAAGAAAACACTTGATTTAGAAACATGTTTATTGTGAATTAGTTGAGTTTTTACTATAAACTCTATAATTATAATCTACATTATCAATTAATAATTTATTACCCATAATACCCGTTACATCCGAACAAACATTTTTATTTTTACTAGTATCCATCACAATATTTAATGATATATATTCACCTGGATATACTACCTTAAAATTATCAGATTTAATATTTGTATAATGTAAAAACATATCTTGTTCTTTCCATTCACAATCTGATATAATTTTAACAAATCCAAAACCCTTAGATTTACTAAACCATTTTACATATCCAATGTATTCTCCAAATTTATTTACATTATTAATGGAACATTCTTCCATTGATGTTGATAAATCATGAGTTTCTTCAGCCATTTTATTATATTAGTTATAATTATCTTTATATATATTTATGATACATATTATAATTAAACTCTCCATATTATTTTTAATTATTTTTATTATTAAAAATATTCATGATATAAATAAATTCAATACCGAATCTAATATTATTTATATAGATAATATAGAATATATCAAAGGTAAAGAAAATATACTAGATCCATTATTAATTAAATATAATAGATTTAATATTGATGATTTTGATAAAATTATAGATGATAATATTAATGATTTTATTATTCAAAATAAATTATTAACTACATTTACTGATATAAAATTTAATAAAAATATAAATATAATAAATAATAAAAAAATATATGAATTATTAAATATAGATCATATACATACTGATATATTTGAATATTTTAAAAATATGTTTTCATTTAATAAAAAAAATTATGCATCAATTTATAAGGGTTCTAATATTACACCAATTATTAAAAATAAACACAATATTCATTTATTAATGTGTTTATATGGCGAATGTGAAATTTTTTTATACAATCCTAAACATAAAAATGAAATTAAAAACAAAAATATCAAAAAATGGTCATCAAATATTAAAATGGATAATATAAATAATATATTATATATTCCACCAAATTGGAATTATTCAATTGAAACAATTTCCAACTGTATTATAAGTAGTATTAATTGTGACAATTTTTTTACATTTTTATACAATGATTATCGCAATTAAGATATCCTTAATAAATTTGAATTTTTAATTAATTAATATATTAAACTTAATTAATCTATTATCTATAAACTAATTTATATACATTTTAGTTTTAAACAAACTCTCACAACTAACTCTCCTCAACACAAGAAATGGCTCTCATTCTTACTTCTTCCACTATTTTCGAAGACGGTAAATCTATTCCTACACCATGGCACACTGAAGGAATTACTAATGAAGACTATGAACTAGCTCAAGCTTGTGGTATCATTGATCCGATAGATAATAATACCCTTAATTCAGAAGTAGAATATAATAATATGATCGATCAGGATATTGATATTGATAATGAATATAGTAAATTTGTTAAAGAATTTGAACATGCTTGGGATGGTGCTTCATACGCATGTGAATATCCAAACTTCAAAGAAACATTTCAAAACATTGATGTCCGTGTTATTATGAAAAAAGAAAATTTTGCCATTGGAACTATTGACGGTAATAACAGTGTTTACATTCCAGCTGGACTTATGAATATGCTAACAATTGGTGAACTTGTTAAGATGAATCTAGTATATCATCCCCATGGTAAAAATACATGGAAGGCTATCTATGTTCATCCTAAACAAGAAGCTACACTTATCAGTCAATTTATCTCTTTTGATGAAAATAGTGAATGTGATATGCTTTCACAGACATTCAACATTCCACAGCAAAATGTTGGAAAGATGATTGGAAAAAATGGAATTTGTATTCAAAAAATTCTTAATGATATTGTATACCGCAAAAAAAATATTAAAGAAGTCTTCAATATTACAGAAGATGGTAAAAATGTTGACATGTCACATGAAACTATTCCAAAATATGATATTAACAATATTGACAATATTACAGAAGTAAAAGTATGGGATATCCCTAAATCTCGCAAAGATATTGAAAATTGTTTCAATCCGACAGAAGAAATCTTTATGAAACTGTACTGTTAAATAATATAAATATAAAAAACAAAAAAAATTACACTAATTAAATATATTAATTTACCATAAAAAATTATTCTAATAATAAAATAAAAATATGTAATATTTTTTATCATTATATAAATTAAATTACATTTCATATATTTTTTCTAATAAATCATCGGGTAAATCACTTAATCTTTGTGGTTTTCTATTTGTATTTTTATTTAAATATGATTTAGATTTAGATAATCTTTTTTTAGCATCATATAATGGTCTATTTTCATTATATATTTCTGTATTATTATTTCTTCTATCATTACCTATTAACCTTCTACTATTTCTTCTTCTAGCTAATCTCATCATAAATTTTTTTCTATTATCATTTTTTCTTGGCATATATTGTTCTCTATCTTTTAAATTTAATTGTGGATTTGATCCCATTGATTTAATAGATTTTTTTCTATTTTTGTTTTTTGTTCTTTTGTATGTAGCACTATTAGCTCTTCTTGTTCCACCAAACATACCTGGTTCATCTGGGTAATCACCTAAATCTCTTTCTGCTATAATTCTATTAATTCTTCTTGGCATTGTTCTAGTTGTTCTTCTTCTTCTCATACGACGATTAAATTGTTGAATTGATTCATTTTGTCTCGGTACAGGATGAAAAGTTGATTGATCATATCTTGGTTTATCATTTGCAGATAATGCTTTTCGAGTTTTTATTTTTGTTCTTTTATTTCTTCTTAATGGGGCACTTCTACCACCAGTATATTTAAGTTTATTAAATCTATTCACTAATAATAATTCATCATTTAAACTCATTATTAAATTTATCTGTTCTTGAGTACTTTCTGCATTTTTTAATACTTTTTCCATTTCTAATCCTTTTATGTCATCGCTTTTATCACTATTTCTAATATTTTCATATTCTTTTAGTTGACTTTGTTTATATTCTTCTAATTCTTCTAACATTCTTCTATTTTTTTCTAATGTTGCCTCTGGTTTGGTAGATTCTAAATATTCTTCTCCACTAATCAAATCACGATATTCTTCATCTACTTTATACATTTTTTCAAAAGCATCCATTGTTGCTTTTTCTCTTTCTATTTTTTCTCTTTCCATTTTTTCTCTTAACATTTTTTCTCTATTTTCTTTTTGTTTATTTTTTACACCAGATGCTGCAAAATCTGTAGTTATTTTATCTAAATTACCAACCAAATTACCCGGATCTGGTGCTAATTGTGACTGAATTGATTGTATATTTGTTAATGTTTCTTGAGCTTCATCTATCTCTCTAGCATCATCTTCTTCTAAAGCTTTACGAAATTTTCTCAATTGTCTATCTGGAGCAGGTGGTCTCGCTAATGCTTTACTAGTTGGACTTAATTTACTTTCTTCTTCATCACGCCAATCTAACATTTTTTGCCATCTAGGGTCATTCATTATATATATATATATATATTATCATATATAATTATTCTATCGTTAATTAATTTGAAAAAATCTAACCAATTTTAGGTAGACTTTACTTAGTATATCTTTTTATCGTAAAATAAATTGAAAAACTGTTACAGTTATATACTAAAATCTCATACGTTGAAACAATGGCTGTTGTTATCTACGATCCTTATCCAATTGAAACTAAATGGAGAAATTCTATTTCTGAAATCGATACACCTTTACACCATCTCGAGTATGGTATAATGTCAGAATTGATTTCCGAGAAAGTCAAAAATCTCCATAAAAACAATCGACACAACAAGGTTGTAAAACTCATCCAGATAATCCACAATGATCGACTAGATGACTTGTGGAGGATAATTCTATCTGATGCCAAGAAATTACCTAATTTCTCTAGAAAGAATTGGAATATTGGAAAAAAAAACAAAGTTGGTCGAGTAGAATTTTTTGAAAAAAATGATATTTCCATTCAATACTTGGAAAACGCACTTGAAATTCAAAGTGGTGGAAACCCTGAATTTCAACCAGGTGATCTAGTAATGGTTGATGGTCGAAAACCATGTATTATCAGGAAAAAGGTAGGTCGTGGTAAATTTTACATGGCTGATGTTTGTGTATTGGACTATGTTAGAGATTACCGTGAAACATATCCTAGATATAAACAAGTACCTATTTGGCATAGATATCGACGCTTGAATCCACTTGGTGGTGGGCCTCGATTAACTGAAAAAGTTGATAGTTGGAAGTGTGAAAAAGTGGGTGTAGAAACAAAGAAAATTGTTAAAGATCGAATGAAAGCAATCGATAGATACAACAAAGAACTTGAAAAACGCAAGAAATTCTACAAAGATATTATCAGGCCACTACTTGAACCAGATTACTGTTGGAGTTATCCAATGTTTCATAATCAACAAATCGATGTATGGAAACTAACTGTACCACCTAGAGCACCATGGAATTTAGCAGTACACGCATATCCACATAGACTTGTTAGGTGGAATATGGAGTGGGAAATTATCATTGACAATATCAAAAATCAATCTTTTCCAGTAGCCGTAGTAGCCATAGCACGCGCAGCAACCGAATAACGGTAATCCACACAGCATGTCAATAATCGTAAATACAAGTGTGTAAAAAACAAAAAAAAAGTGTGTATAAAAAGTGTGTAAATATTTTTTTTTATTTAATCATTTCAATTAGTATAATCTTGATTTCATTGTTTCAATTTTATTCCATTTACTATGACGAACAGATAATATATGATATAATATAAACCCAGATAAAAAAAAATAATATAATTTAGTAAATTACTAATATCTATTGTATTTGACTTAGTCATTTAAAATATAATAAATATTTTTTTATGTTATATATATTATAATGTCTAAAAAATCTAGTTATATTCCAGTTAGTCCAGGTAAGTATAAAATTTCAGGTATGTTAAAAACACCAAAAGATTTTTATAGAGATGGTAGAATGAAAGCTCCACAAAGAATAGTTAAAAAAAAATCAGATGATATATTATCTTTAGAATTTAAAATAAGTAAAGGCAAAAAAAAAATATTTAATCCAAATACAAAAAGATGGATATTAGATTCAAAATCATCTAGAGATAGAATTTCAAACTTAGAAAAAATAAAATCAAAATCAAAAATGACAATGAAAAAATCATCTCAACCAGTAGAACCATCTTCCCCATTATATCCAGATGGTTTAACACTTGATATATGTTCCAAATATAATAGAAATTTAGAATTAAATTTAGATCAGATTATAATTGCACCTCCTACATCTGAAAATATTTCAAAGTTAAAAATAGATTATGGTAGATTAAAACCTGTTGATAGAAATATACCTGGATTACTTTCATATAAAGGAATACTATTAAATAATATTGAATATATAAGTAAAGGTAGTTATGGAACAGTATGGAAATATTCATCTGAATTTAAATTAAAACCTGGCTGGACTGAAATGAAGTCAAGATCTACTGGTGAAATATATTATATAAAAGATGGAAAATCACAATGGGAAATACCCATTGATACTAATCATAAGTTTTACCAAGTAGCAGTTAAAACATATAAATATTCAGATGATGAAGAAATCGGTTTAGTAAATGAGTTAAATAAAAATGGAAAAAGAGGAACTTGTAATTTAATTAATTCTAAAATAATGAAATTACTATATAAAAATCAAACAACAATTGTATCTTTAATGGATTTAATGGATGGAACTCTTATGAATTTAATAAATATACCATTAGAAGATAAATTAAAAGTAATTAGAAGAGCATCAAAACATTTAGAATGTATAAAAAATATTACTAGAAGTTCTGCTTATACAGATTTAAAAGCTGCTAATATTTTATACAAATGTTTTAAAAATAATAAAATGAAAATAGTTATAGGAGATATTGGTGGATTATGTACACATCCATCTCAAAGAGGTGCTGCTACATTTCCAGCACCAGAAGCTATAAGAGGTCCAAATTGTTCTGAAGGAGTAATGGTATGGGATTTAGGTGTTACATTTTTAGAAATGATTAATTATGATGTTATGAAATTATTTTATTGGAATGCTGCTAATAATTATAATGAAACAGAATTTGGTTTTGCTTGTGATGAAGCAATACAAGAATTAATTATTAAAAATAACTATAATGAATATATTATTTCTAATGGTATAACATTAGGATATTTATTAGAATCTATGTTTGAATCTAATCCAAGTAAACGAATAACATTAAAACAAATAGAAGAAATATTTAATGGAACATATATTAAACCCGTAATAGAAGAATCAGATTCTGAATCTGATTCAGATGATGGGACTGATTATGAAGAATGGATAGAAGAAGACACTAATATATATGATGCCAATGGATATGATGCCAATGGTTATGATAAAGATGGATATGATATTAATGGATATGATCATAATGGATTCGATGTAGATGGATATGATGCCAATGGATATGATAAAGATGGATATGATGTTGATGGA